ACCGTCAGCAACAGAAATGAGATTTGGATTTGAAGTAACTATGTACGTAATGAACAAATAGTTGTTAAAATAGAGACTTAAATTAACAACAAACTTAAAGGGACCTTGGTCCCTTTTTTGTTGTATAATGGCATGAAAACGTGTAAGATTAATTATCTGGGATTTACCCGCTTATCAGACTGCCCCAGCAGACGCATACACGACGGATAAGCTTAAACTTTGTATGGAGAAATATCATGGCAAAAACAACCTTTTCAGGTCCAGTTCAATCGCTAGGTGGTTTCGTTGGCGCAGGCGTCAACAATGTAGTTACAATGACTGCAGGTACCACAGCATTAACTGTCCTTCCCGTAGCACCTAGTGCTCCCGGTGTAACACCAGCTAACGTAATATCCCCTGGACACGCAGGTAAAACACTTATAGTATCAGATGCTACTTTTGTACTGAACTTACCAATTATTAATGCAACTGCTCCGACTAACGACCCAACAAACCCTGACCAAGTAAACAATACAGGAATGGCGTTTGAAATCTTTTTTAATGCAGATATGTCAGGCGGTAATACAGTAACATTAAATACTGGACGAGCTACCGATGCTTTTTATGGTTCAGCTATGTATGTAGATGATGGTGGCGGAGCTCAAGAAACTTTCCCTGCTGTCGCAGCTACTACAATGGTAATTGATGCAACTACTAGAGCAGGTGAGTATGGCTCATTAATTAGATGTAAAGCAGTTACAGGTGCTGGAGTTAATGGAGTATGGTTTATTGAAGCAATACTTGTTAATCCAAATGTTGCTGCACCAGCAATTACACCGTTCGCTTAATATAGGAGAAAAGACATGGCTTTAACAACAGATATATGGGCCGTCACTCCTAGTTTTTCAGCTGGGTTATATCGAGCAGGTGCCGCTATTGCTGGCGCAGGAGATATAACACTACTTACTAATCAGCCTCTAGATAATGGGGCTGGTTATCAAATTCTATTTACTTGTGCAGGCGATGCAACTGCTGCTACATTTACTATCACTGGATACAAGGTTGGGGATCTAACTCAATCAGTAACCACTGAAACTGTAGCTGGCGTTGATACCGACACTGCAACTTCCACAAACTATTATTCTAAAGTTACTAGCATTTCTTCCGATGCAGCTGTAGCAACCAATGTAAGTATTGGTAATGCTATTGCTGATGGAACTGCTTTACCAAGAGCAAGAATGAAAGGATTTTATTTTGTAGGTTCTGCAGGAGCAGGTAGTGTTACATTAACCTTAAATGGTAATGCAGCATCCGATAGAGTTTTATTAAGTATAGCTACTCCAGCTGCAGTCGAGTCACAACAAA